CGGTTCGGACAAAAAGCTTGTATGAAAATGGTAAAGCGGAAAGCCGGGTAATGGTAATCCACGCGATTCTGCCGGTGAATGAAGGCCGGTACAAATATGAAAGCGTGTATTACGAATTGGACGGCGGTGATGAAGACAAGATTCTTCGCAAGAGTGGATACGATGGCAAACCCTTCGTTGCGCCACGATGGGATGTCAATGGAACCGACGTATATGGAACCGGCCCAGGATGGCAGTCATTAGGTGACATCAAGCAACTTCAATCGATGGAGCAGAAGAAGCTGAAGGCGTTGGACAAGATGATTGACCCGCCGATGAACGCGCCCACCTCGATGAAGGGTGAACGGGTAACGTTGATTCCCGGAACGGTCAACTACGTTGATAGTGTGTCCGGTGGCCAGGGGTTGAGTCCGACGTTTTTGGTGAACCCGAATCTTCAAGCGATCCGTGTCGAAGTGGAGGCGATTGAAGAGCGCATCAAGCGGTTGTTCTATTATGACCTGTTCTTGTCGCTATCTTCGGCGACGAAGCGCATGACGGCTACGGAAGTGCAGCAGCGGTACGAAGAAAAACTGATGATTCTTGGGCCGGTGACAGAGCGGCTGGAACATGAACTCTTGAATCCGGTGATTGACCGGGTGTTTGAAATTATGCTCCGGCAGAAGTTGATACCACCGCCCCCGGAAGCGATTGCCGGAATGACCATGAAGATTGGTTATATCAGCCTTCTGGCCCAAGCGCAGAAGATGGTAGGTTCTGGAGCGATTGAGCAGTTGGCCGGGTTCGTTGGTAATTTGGCGGCAGTGAATCCGAGCATACTGGACAAGGTGGATATGGACGAAGCCATTGACCAGTATGGGATGATGCTGGGTGTTCCACCCAAAGTTGTCCGGTCGGACGAAGATGTGGACAAGATTCGGGCTGACAAAGCTGCACAGATGCAGCAGCAGCAGAATATCGCCAACGCCACGCAAATGGCTCAAGGCGCAAAGGTATTGGCAGATACCAAGACGGGTGAGGGTTCGGCACTGGATATGATCTTGGGGGCGCAATGAGCGATTACAACGAGATTGACGGTGTGCAGTACGAAGAGGACAAGGGGAACCCGTACCCGTCGGCGTTGGAGACAATGGTAAAGCATCGTGATGGAAAGATTGTGTTGCAGGAAATTCTTCGGCGTTGTGGCATTTTGGAGGTTGGACAGGACGACGGTCGGAGAAGTTTAGGTTTGCAATTGTTGCAGGAAATAAAAGCCATCTCTTCCGTGGATGCGGCGGGGATTTTATTCGGTGAAAGGAGAAGGGTATGACCGTACAAGAAACACCCCCGACAGATGCACAAGCGGCTGAAAGCCAAGTGCCGGTAGCGGAAGCTATCGTGTCGGACGGAAAGAAGTCTCTGCTGACGGAAGAGGTCAAGACAGAAGAAAAGCCCGTGGAGGGCGAAAAGAAGGACGGCGACGGCAAAGAGCTGGTGCCGGAGAAGTACGAATTTAAACTTCCGGACGGTGTAACGCTGGACGAAGGTTTAAATTCCAAGTTCCAGGAGTGGGCACGTTCGGCGAATTTAACGCAGGAACAGGCCCAGATGGTTGTGGATATGCACTCCAGTGCGGTCACTGAGAGTAGCAAGGCATCCTTGGAACAGTGGCACAAGACCCGCGACGAATGGCAGAACCAGATTAAAACCGACAAGGAATTTGGCGGTAGCAAGCTGGGGGAGACAATCGACCGGGCGAAAAGAACGCTGGAAAAATTTGGTGATCCTGAATTGTTCAAGATGCTGGACGAGACCGGCCTTGGTGACAATCCGGGAATCCTAAAACTTCTGGCAAGGGTTGACCGCAAGTTCGGGGAGGATTCGTCTGTTGACGGAACCTCGCAAGGTGAAGAGTTGTCTTTGGGAGCGCGTATGTTCCCATCAATGAGAGGAGATAAGTAATGGCTACATTGGCGACAGTGAATCCGACGCTGAAGGATTTGTATTCGCGTATGGATAAGAACGGGAGTGTTGCGGCAATTGTTGAAATCATGCTCAAGCAGAATCCGATTCTGGAAGACATGGTCATGATTGCCTGTAACGATGGTACGAATCACAAGACCACGATTCGTTCCGGTTTGCCGAGTGCAACCTGGTATCAGCTTTATCAGGGTATTCAGGCAAGCAAAAGCACCACGGTGCAGATCAAGGATTCCTGCGGTATGCTGGGAACCTACGCCGAAGTTGCGTCCAAGCTGGTTAAGATGAACAAGGATGCGGCGGGCTTCCGTGCGAGTGAAGACCTGGCTTTTGTTCAGGCCCTGAATAACGAAGTGGCAAGCACTTTGTTCTATGGGAACACCAAGACTGACCCGGAAAAGTTCATGGGCTTGGCCCCACGGTACGCTCTGCTGAGTGCGGAGAATGGCGGGAACATCATCGATGCAGGTGGAACTGGCTCGGATAACACCTCCATGTGGCTGGTTACTTGGGGCGCGAACACTTGCCATGCCATTTACCCTGACACCTTGAACGCTGGGTTGAGCGTCAAGGACTTGGGTGAAACCACCAAGACCCTGTCTGACGGCTCCATGCTGGAAGTCATGCGTACCCGGTACGACTGGGATATCGGTATGACTCTGCGCGATTGGCAGGGTGTTGGTCGTGTTGCCAACATCGATGTGAGCAATCTGGCAACGGCGGGTGAATCCTCATACACTGGTGCGAATTTGGCGAATCTGTTGATTAAGATGTACAACAAGGTTCAACGTTCGTTCAGCAAGGGTTCGCCGGTCATTTATTGTAATGAGACCGTCAAGACCGCGCTTGATTTGATTGCCAGCAACAAGAGCAATATGTTGTTCACGGTGAGCGACAGCATCGACGGCAATCAGGTCACGAAGTTCCGTGGCATCCCGATTCGCGTTTGTGACGCCATTCTGGACACTGAAGCCCGTGTTGTCTGAGTGGTGATTTGCGGGGGTTGGGGCGTGTTGCCCCTCCCCCAAGTTTTAACAAAACAATGAAGGAGAAATAGCAATGATTTTCGATGCGTATAATAAGTTTTCGGACGACCAGGCGGTTACTGCAAGTGCAGCGTCCACCAATATCATTGACCTTGCGGCGGTAGATTCCAAGATTGGCTCAAAGGCGTTGCGAGCGGGTGCGCTTAATCTGTTTGTGCAGATTACCGAAGCTTTCAATAACCTGACCAGTTTGAAGTTTGAACTGCAAAGCTCGGTTGACGAAGCCTTCACCAGCCCGATCGGCCATCATAGCGAAACCCCACTGCTGGCAGCGATTGACGCTGTTGGTGATCGGATTGAACTTGGCCGTGTTCCAGCCGACGTGGCCCGGTATATCCGGTTGTACTACACCGTGACCGGCACTGCCCCGACCACCGGAAAGATTTTTGCCGCCTTGACCGCCGACGATCAGACCGTCTAAGGAGTAAGGACATGAAATACCTTTGCGTGAAGAAGTGCTACTTCAATGATCGTCTATGGGATGTCGGTGAAGTGATGAACGTAGACGATAACGCAAAGGTTCCGTCGCATTTCACGCTTGAGGGGGGTTCAGTACAGGCCCCCCAAAAGCCACTGACGGAATCTTTGGGTGCAGTGGTGGATACAGACAAACCAAAAGTGAAAGCACGTCCTGACAATGTCGGGCAAGTGCATGGCGACGAATCCTTTTTGTAAAGGGTGTATATGAATACTTGGACTGCAATTTGGGAATTTCTTAATTCCTCACTGGGGATTACGATGTTGGTAACGGCCTTCGTGGCGATTATCAACCGGAACAGCAAAGCACAAACACTGTTGCAGAAATATCAAGGCACGATTATCTCGGCCATTAAAACGGCTGAAAAAGCCATCCCTGATGATCTTCCGAATAAAGGTTTGCGTCGGCTGGATGAAGCCCTTCGCCTGACCTTGGCTGTTATGGAACAGGCGCAAGGTAAAATTGCCACTCCGGCACAGGTTGCTGAAATCAAGGAAGCGATTCAGTTGACCCATGCACAGCTTGAAGCCAGTGGCAACCTTGCTACTCCGGCGGGTAAGGAGGCATCCAATGACGATCTTCCTGACCTTTCTAAGTAGCTTTCTTTCAGGTGTCATTCCGGGTTTGCTGAAAGCGATCTTTGACATAAAGGACGCTAACAATGTGGCGATTCAAGTTAAGCGCGATGACGCTCGTTACGATGTGTTTGCTACTTACAAGCGGATGTAGTTTGTTTGGAACCAAGGCGGTTTATATGCCTCCGGGTTCTACGGCAGAAGTTGAAGAAGGTAAGTGGATTCGTTGCTGGATTACGAACGAAAAAACGGGCGAAGTTGAAGCTCGATTTATTCAGGTTCAGCCGGGTTGGTTTATCGCCCGGCCCCGCCTGGCCGATGAAGGGAGCCGGTAATGGCAATCAGTGTTCTGGAAATTTGTAATATGGCACTAGGCCATATCTTCCGGCCACCCATTCAGTCCTTGGATGATAATAATTCGCGTGAAGCCAAGGAATGCAAGCGTCAGTATCCAACATTGCGTGACCTTACCTTGGCCGCTTTTCCGTGGGGTTTTGCAACAAAACAAGCGACATTGGCCTTGTTGACAGATGAACCTTATGGCGACTGGGAGTATGCTTATGCATACCCTTCGGACTGTATTACTATCAGGAAAATCTATAATATCGCCGGTGATGATGAACCGATTGAGTACGAGTTGGCAGCGGCACCTTCGCTGACCTATCGGATGATTCTCACCAGTTACCCCGAAGCGGAATTGGTATATACTGCACGGGTGACTGACCCGAATATGTTTGACCCAATCTTTGCGGTTGCCTTGTCGTGGAGACTGGCGGCAGACTTATCCGTGGCCTTGAAGGGTTCACCGGATGTCCAGCAAGCAGCCTATCGGATGTTCGAACAGGTGCTGTCAAGTGCCCAGCAGAGAAGCGCACGGGAGCAATATAAGAAAGAGTCAAATGAATCTGACTTCAGCAGGAGCAGACTGTGACTATTACGATAGCTTTTAAGCCGTCGTTCACCGGGGGAGAATTGACCCCGGCACTGATTGCCAGAACTGATCTTGAAAAATATAACAGCGGATTGCGTAAATGCCAGAACGCCATTGTCCAGCCATTCGGTGGTGTCATTAAACGCGCCGGACTTGAGTATGTGGCGAATACAAAAGGCAATGGTGAGGTAAGGCTTATCCCGTTCCAGTTCAACGTGGAACAGAGTTATATGTTGGAATTTGGCAACGGGTATATGCGAGTGATTAAGGATGCGGCTCCAGTTGTTTTGCCGTCGGCACCTTCGGCATATGCTGGGGGAACAACTTATGCGGTAGGCGATCATGTAGCCGATGGCGGGGTAAACTACTACAGCTTGCAAAGCAGTAACACCGGACACACTCCAGCAAGTAGCCCAACATGGTGGTATCCATTGACAGGTTCTATCGTTGAAATTAAAACCCCCTACACTGCCGACGTGGATAAGATCAGCGTGGCGCAAAGTGCGGACACCATGTATATTGCCCACCCAAGCCATACCTTGCGAAAACTGGTAAGAACGGATCATCATAAGTGGACGATCAGCACGATTACTTTTGGCTCTACTCTGACAGCACCGGGAACGCCTTCGGTGTCCGGCACGTTGGACTCTGGAGCGAAGAGATATAACTATGCGGTGGCGGCGTATGATAACTTTGGTGTTGGTGCGGTGTCAGGGTACGCGAATGCCGGGTCGGGGGAAATACTCACATGGACGGCGGCGTCTGGCGGCTCTTCCGAAGGGGGAACCGTCCGGTATTATGTATATCGGCTGTTGAATGGTGTGTATGCAAAGATTGGTTTTGCCAACGGATTAACCTATACATTAACCTCAGCGGATACACCGGACTTTACAATAACGGCACCTGATGTAATCACAGACCCGACACATGGAAGTAATCCGACAAAAGTTGCCATGTTTGAACAGCGGCTTATCATGGCTGGAACGTCGGAACAACCTCAAACATTTTTCGGTTCAAGGACGGGGAGCTTTGAGAACTTCAATAAGAGCTATCCGTTGCAGGATGACGATGCCTATGAGTTCACGATTGCTTCTGGTCAGGTGAATGCCATCCGGGGTGTCGTGGGGCATAAAGAACTGATTATCCTTACTGCGGGCGCGGTGTGGAAAGCAATCGGTGATAAAGGCATTACACCGACGAATATTCAATTACTCCGGCAGACGGGGGATGGTTGCGCGGACTTGGAGCCGCTTGTTGTCGGTGAAGGTATTCTTTATGTCCAAGCTTCTGCGGCAGCAGTGAAAGATTTGATGTACTCATTGGAGTCAGACGCATTCAGAAGTAATGACTTGTCACTTCTGGCCCAGCACTTGTTTGAAAACAAACGGGTTATTTCTTGGACACGGCAGAAATATCCCTACACGATCGTATGGTGTGTTCGAGATGATGGAACCTTGCTCGGCCTCACATATGAGCGCGACCAAGAAGTTGTCGCTTGGCATCAGCATAACACCGAAGGAACCTTTGAAGAGGTAAGCGCGTTGCCGGATGTGGACGGAACCGACAGCGTTTATGTTGTGGTGAAGAGAACGGTCAATGGCTCCGAGGTACGAACCATTGAGTATATGAAAGACCGAATGGTAAATGGTGATGTGGAGAACAGTTTCTTTGTTGATTGTGGATTGACCTATGATACTCCGGTTGATATAACCTCGATCACACAAGCGGCTACTTTTCTGATTACCGCCCCTGGCCATGGATTGATTGAAGGCGATTTTGTTGATGTCCGTGGTGTCGGTGGAATGGTAGAGTTATTGCAGGATGACGAAGGCGACCTCCTGCCATTTAAACGTTACCTTGTCGGGACGGTTGATGGTAACAATTTTACCCCGCGCTATTTGGATGGAACCGCGCTTCCGGCTTCAGGGTGGACAGCTTTTACTTCTGGGGGCACGGTACGAAAAGCAGTTACGACAATCAGTGGACTCGACCATCTTGAAGGGAAAACGGTATCCATTCTGGCAAATGGTTGTGAAGAACCTCAAGCGGTTGTTACCAGTGGAGATATCACACTGGAATCCCCGGCATCCATTGTCCATGTTGGCCTGCCTTTTACGTCCTTGGTGGAGACACTGGAACTTACCGCCGATGCACAGCAAGGAACCATTCAGGACAAAGCTCGTGATGTCGTATCCATTGTGGTGTATCTCGATAAAACACGATCACTGTTTGTCGGGCCTGATGAAAACAATATGTCGGAGTTTATATTCCGTGAAAATGAAAACTTTGACACTCCGACGGAATTATTTACAGGCGCATATGATATTGCCACGTCTGCGGGCAATGAGAAAACCGCAATACTTGTGTTTAAAGATCAGACACCTTTACCGTTTACTATTCTCGCAGTTATCCCAAGGATAATTTATGGCACGGCTTGAAATCGTTGAAGCAACTTGTAGTCATGTGTTGGCTATGGTTGATCGGTTGAGAGAAGCGGATAAAGAAGAAATAAGTTCAGCCACGGGCGAAGATGCCAATGTTGCGATGTTCCATTCCTACCGAAAATCTTTTTTACGGTGGACGGCGTTAATGGACGACCGGCCTATTGCCGTGTTTGGTGTGGCCCCGATGACGTTGATGGGCACCACCGGGATTGTCTGGCTTCTTGGAACCGATGACGCAAGTAAGGCTGGAGCGAGACTTGCCAGAGCCACGAAGAAATGCGTGATGGAATGCTTGAGAATGTTCAGGCGTTTAGAAAATTATGTTGATGATCGCAATGAACTAAGTAAAAAATGGATTAAGTGGCTTGGGTTCACGATAGAAAATCCTGCACCCTACGGAGTGGAAAGACGGTTATTCAGACACTTCTATATGGAAAGGGCTTAGGATGTGTACGGCAAGTATTGGCGCGGCACTTGGACTTGGCGGCTTGGTGGGTGGCGTTTACAGTGCATATAAATCCACTTCGGCAGCAAATAAAGCGGCAGAGTTTAACGCCTCGATGATGCAGCAGAATGCAGGGTACGCCATGCAGAATGCGGCCTACCAGGACTTCCGGGCAGGGAGCATCATTGACGCCGGACAAAAAGCGGCAGGCTTGTCCATGCGCGATACGATGAAGCTTCAAGGCGCACAGAAAACCGGATTTGCGGCCAGCGGCGTGGCGGTGGATTCTGGGAGCGCAAACGATGTATACGCGGACACTATGGCTACGGGATTGCAGGATGTGGAAGCCATAAAGAATAATGCGGATATGGATGCTTACGAAGCAAGAGTGCAAGCTTTGAATTACCGACGGCAGGCCAGTGATTTGCAGAAGCAGGCGGCTTTCACTCGGAAGGGCAAAACAAGCCCGTGGCTATCCGCAGGAACAGCCTTGATTTCTGGCGGCTCCCGACTGGCTGAAAAGATGGGATTCATCTAAGGATTAAACTATGCAGATTCCAACAAATGAACGGCGGGTGCAGGAACAACCGGCGGGCAACGTCCAGATTCAAGGAAGCTCGGTACAGGCCACGCCGGAGGCTTTTGGTGCGGCTCAGGCAAAGCAGATCGGGGATTTGTCCAGTGCTATATATGATGCCGGAATGATGATTACGGATAACGCGAATAAAGCAAAAGCACGGGATGCGATAAATCAAGCGCGGGAAAAATCACAGCAGATGGTTATTGAAGCTCTTAATTCCCGTGGGGCTAACGCACAAACCGCAGGGATTGAATTGCAGAAAAAGTTAAAAGCTCTTCGTAATGAAACCCTGAAAGGTTTGGATAATCCGGCGCAATCTAAAATGGTCGGGGATGCGTTTGATTCATATGCCTTGGAGCATATGGGTTCAGTAAAAGACCATGTGGTTAAAGAGGGTATCAATTATCAAAATGAAACCTACGATGCAGCAAACGCTAATACCGTATCAAATATTCCAACTATCATAAATTCACCAAAGCGAGTGGCTGCTGGAGCGAAAGAGATAGAACAAAATATACAAGCTCAAGGAAAATTAAACGGTTGGTCGGAAGAAGTTATTAACGCAAAAGCCTCAGAAGGTTTAAAGTTGTATCATACAACCGTTGTTGAAAATCTTCGGGTTAAGGGGCCTATGGATGCCGCTAAATATTTAGAAGATAACAAAGCACATATTGATGCTCGTACACGGTACACGATGTTGAAAAGCCTATCTAGTGGTATGGAAGATTCTTTGGCGGTTGCATTATCCACAAGATTTAGTGAACTCGGTTTGGTAACAACGGCGCAAGTAAGTGCTGCGATTTCGGAGTACAGAAAAGCTAATGGTCTAGACAGTATCAGTTATGACACGGAACAAAAAATCCTTAATAGTTTTCGGGCGAGAATGGCCGATAAGGTCGCATCAGACCAATACACTAAAAATGAAACTGTTAAGGCCTTCACAGAGCAATACACACAGGCGAAAACAGAAGCTGACAGGGAAGCCGTGTCTAACGCATTTATGAATAACCCGAAGATTTCTGGTGAGGTAAAACTTGAATTGCAAGAAGTCAAAGATTCAAAGCTAGTCAAAGACAATCCTGTGGCGATAGCGGCGGTAGAACTCTTAGCAATGAGCGATCCTAAATGGTTTAATCGAATGCTTGATTTAAATTTTATCAGTTATACGAAGGGTCTAAATAAGAAAGATCGTGCTAGGATTTTAGAAATTCGTAAACAGGCGGAGTCAGGGGCGTATAACAATAAAGAGTATGTGACTGCGATGATTGAAAGTGCAAGCATAAAAATGCCAAAAGCAGAAGCCGCCTTTTTTAATTCTTTGGTTTTGCGTCGTCTTGGCCCGGCATTTAGTAGGGCGGATGTGGAACGGGAAATTAAACATCTTACATCAATGGAAAATGGGGAGCTAAGATATCAAGACGCGTATAATGTTCACATTAATGAACAAAAGAAAGATACTGTTCTTCCAGGCATTGGTGTTAGCTCCACAGGTGAGCGGATTGTTTCGGGGGTTACGCCAAGTATGGCTGCGCAGATTAACGCCTTGGCTTCGGAAAGTTCCATAATTAAGGATATAAACGAATTAAATAAACGCATCGAAAAAGTATATAATGAAATTTATTCCCGACAAGCAAAAGGTACATTAACCGAAGGCGTATATAACCAATTAAAATCTTCTGTAGCGGATGACGAAAAAAAAGTCAAGGCACTAAAAGACGCTTCTCAGGCATCCCGAACAGCCACCAATGAGGGGGGCAAATAATGCCTGACGTTTTTGGAAAACCGGACGCTGTTCCCGAATGGTATTCAGTATTGCCAACTGCCATTAAAGATGCGGGAATACGGAATATTGAAACCACAAATTTCCAAGAGTCCATTTCCCCCGTGGATTCGACAAGAACCAGACGGGAGATGGACGAGCTTGCCAGAACCACACATAATGCAGAAATCGCATATAAGAATGGCAACTATCGTTTATTCTCACAGCTTTCAGGAACCGAAACGGAAAAGGTTACGGCATACGTTAATAAGAATAATATATCCGATTATGACCCAAAGAATATTGAAGTACTCGCAAAGGACGAAGAAGTTCAGCGGATGGCCTTTGAACGTGATGAATTTGGAAAATTGAAAAGACCGCATCTCGCCAAGATCGTTGGAACAAAAGAAGGCCGTGCGTTTAAAGCGGATGACTTATGGCAAATTATGCACCTCCAAGAAGCCATAACGCCAACGATGAATGTTATTGATAATAAATGGGGAACTATTTTAGGGCAACGTGTTATTAATGGGACTAAGTCTATAATTCGTTCTGGATTTAGTATTATGGCCGCAGCCGCAGAAGTCGGGGAGGCCGTGGCCGGGGTAGACTTCACCGCGATGAAGCGTGAGGGAAAAACGGTTTATGCTCCGGCGTTATCTTCGCTGGGCATCCAACGTTTTATGGATACCCTAATTCCGTTACAAAAAACGGAGGATACAGGGAGTACAGTAGAAAATTTTGTTGGAGATGTTGCTGAAAACACACCTCAAATAGTTGCGGCGGTATTAGGTGGTGTGGCGATAAAAGGTTTAGGTTTTTCTGTTAATGCAGCTAAAACCGCGATGGGTTTACTCGCGGCGGCACAATCATCAGGCCAAGCATTCGATGAACTCCGCGACGTGGATATATCCAGAAAGGCGTTGCCTGTTATGGCTTTGACGGCGGCAAGTACACTACTGGAAAAATTTCGTTTAGGAAAAATGATATTTCCAGAAGGTAATGCGGGCCGTTCGCTTGCTAAAGTTTTAGGCCCAAAAGGTATGTTGATGTTTGAGACAAATCTAGGAAAAGCAGCATTGGGTGCAGCCGATGAATTGGCTACAGGTTTTAGCGTTGAAGCCGCTCAAACAGCTCTTGAAAACTTAACTTCGGCAACGGCAAAAGCCTTGGAGAACAGTGCCAAGAATAACACTTCCTTTGATACCGAGTTTGGTCGTGTATTTTCGGTAAAGGACACTGTTCAGGAGTCCATATATGCAGGCTTGATCGGTGGTGTTTTCGGCGGCATTGGCGTTGCGAAAATTATTATGGATTTTAAACAGCACCAGGATGTTTTATCCGATATAGAAAAAATTGCAAATACCCGTGAAAACGTTGAGAACAAAGAGGCTTTTGACAAAGCCATAAAACCGCTTGTGGATTCTATTGGGGGTAAAGTAACAACTTCACTTGACCCGTTTATATTAAAAGAAAAATTAGGTGAAGAGGCGACACAAGCGTTAATGAAAAATTTAGGAATAATTGAACAGTATGAAGCGGCATTAAACAATCAGGAAGATTTAGTTATCACCACAGATGAATTGATTAAAGCAGGAAAATCTTTCAAGGATATAAAGGCTATTGTTACACTTTCAACTCTTGACCCTTTATCCATGAATAAATTTAACTCCACTCTTGATGAGGCCTTGTCAAATGATATTGCAAGGCGTTCAAAACTTCTTAAAGAGGATGTTGAATCCGTAGCATATCAGGAAAAAATACTGGAGATTAAACAAGCTTTAAAGGGTTCTGGCATTAAAGTGGCTGGTCGGCCAGTTGGTGACGTCCATGCACGAGCTTTGGCTGCACTCATTCAGGCGAATGCAACCGTTCTTTCAGAAGCCACGGGGCAAGACGTTGACGAGATTATAAAGCAGTCCCCAAAAATTGAAGTGAGGGTAAAGGGACAGGAGGTCATAAGTACGAAAGTAACAACGGATGACTTCACTGATTTGAATAAACTTCAATCGTCCGAATGGGGTGAGACACAGATCGTCAGAGAAGGCCAGACGTTTAGAGCCAAGGATTATGTGACCTCTTTGGTGAGCCGGGTTAATAACGTTAAGGCAGTTCTCGATTGTATGAGGAAGGGTTAATATGCGACTGGTTACAGGAGAAATGAAGGCGAAAGTAATACCTATGGAACCTGTTCCAAGTCAGATGGATTGTTTAATAGAAAAAATGGTATCTTTAAATAAAGCACTGGAAAAGCTTTATACGGATAAACCAAAGGATAATTTAATCCTTACTAAACAGACAGAAATACTTGACATTCTACGTAAGATTAGTGATAATCAAAGGAAAAGCCTTTCTTGTAATATGGTTATACAGAGGAATGAGGAAGGCTTAATAACCGGAATCACAATCAATCCAGAGGAGAAATAATCATGTCAATGAGCAATACGAGTGAAAATAACCTTCTAAAGTTACTGTTCAACAATACCGCATGGGCGAACGTTGGCGATGGTTCCGGCCTGCAACCGAGTGCAACCGCTGGCAATTTTTATATCCGTCTGCATACCGCTGACCCTGGGGAAGCCGGAACGGGTTCTACCAGCGAAGCCACATATACCGGATATGCTCCCGTTGCCGTAGCACGAAGTTCTGGAGGTTTTACCATTACGGGCAATCAGGTGAGCAATACCGCCACGGTTCAGTTTGGTGAATGTTCTTCGGGAAGCGAATCTATCACACATTTCTCAGTGTGTCTTGGAAATGGTGTAGGTGCGGATATTCTGTTTTCCGCAGCATTATCTTCATCCCGTTCAGTATCCAGTGGTATCACATTGCTTTTCAACGCTGGCGCATTAAGCGGAACTCTTGACTGATGGCTATATACACCGTATCTGAGGCTTTGGCCGCAGAGAATGCGGGGCGTGTCTGGACGGGTTATGCCCGTAAGGTCGGCCCGTCACTATTGGCAGGCGTATATTCAGACATGGGTTATTCGTCCGGTTTGCCAACGGCGAATTATTATGCCAGCACACCATATGTTGGTGCGGTATTAAATAGTATAGACGGATTCGACATCGGCCCCCAACCGGCTGCTGGCATGACCAAATACCTTTCATGTGTCACGGCAAACGTGGCGAACGGTTTGGGTATGCCCAGTTTTGAGTTTGTTGATACAGTCATGTACTACCCGTTTGTTGATGGCGACGGTGGGTATCAGGAAATGTTGAATCCTACACCTATTCCGCGATATGGTGGTGAAGGGTGTCGTATCGCCGTTATATCGCAGGGTCTTGGCCTCGGTACGGTGGATGTTACTATTCGGTATATCAATTGCGCCGACCAAGAAAAGACAGTAACGACAACGCTGAATCTTGCGGTGAATGCCGGGGTCTTGTGTTCGTCGTCGCCCCCCGCCGTTAGTGGTTCTAATGTTTGCAACCCATACACGGTACTTGCCGCAGGCTGCAAGGGTGTGAAGCGCATTCTTTCGGTTGACTATTTATCGCCCGGAGGTGGCATCCAAGCTTGGCTGATTGTTAAGCCATTAACAAATATCGCTTGTGCTTCTTCTAGTCTCTGTGTGGTTGAAGTCAGTCTGATGGACGAACGCTCGTTTAAACTTGTACCTCTTCCTGATGGGGCCTTTGTGAATTGTTTTTGTCTGGTGGGGGTAGCAGGAACAAATAACCCGACACTTTTTCTGGTAAAAACTATTTGGGGGTAAGTCATGGCATACACAAGTATCAACGATATGACCGCAGAACTAGCGGCTGGTAAATCGTACAGTGCGTATTACATGAAATCGTCCGGTTTCTCGGCTCATGTGGCGGGTAACGCCTACGATTTCGCAGTTACTACGGGTGTTCCGACAAACACGAACGCATATTCAGGAACATCATTAGCGGCCACAGTTCCAGACGATACGGTTGCATGGGCAATGTATCATGGCGGCAACGTATCCACGGACACGAAGTATGTATTGAATGCAATGGGTATGGCGAATGGCACAACGTCGGCACCGGGTGTTCTGACATTGGTGGATGTGGCGATGTATTACCCCGGCGTAAGCCTTCTATCCACCGCTGCTCAGAGCATGACAAACGTGGCTACGCTGACCCGATACACGAATGGTAAAGGGCTTCGAGCATTTATCGTCGTGACCGCATTGACGGGAACCCCGGCATCCACGCCAGTTCTTTCGTCTTTCAATTATCGTGACCAAGACGACAATGACGGCGCATATTCCGGCATGACGATCAACTTCACCGCAGGGGCGGCTGGTATCCCGCCTGTCAGCAAAATTGTCCATTGTGCGCCGGCAGCGAACCATCCTGGCCCGTTCCTTCCGCTGAACGCTGGTGATACTGGAATCAAGCGAGTGAACTCGATTCAGTTATCTACGGCATACACAGGCGCAACCACGCTGACGGCTTGCATTGTTTTGTGCAAACCTATACTGAATATCATTCTTCCCGCTGTTGGTTATCCGGGAGAACGTTCATTCTTTGCACCGGCACCTATTTTGCCAACTATTCCAGATGGTGCCTGCCTGACATGGATATATTTTCCCGGAGCGGCAACGTATGCACTCTCAACCTTTATGGGAACGGTTGACTTTGGATGGGGCTAAACCATGAAAATGACTGCAATAAAAACCTTAGTTGAGAATATCCTTGAAGGACATAACTGCGAAAACTCCAGCAAGCATTGTTGGAGAGTTGCCGTAGAAGCAACGCAGCAACAAAGGGAAGATGACGCAGTGTTAGCAGAAGCCGCCGGTTATCCAGAACTGGCGGCGGCAATCCGAGGATCGGTTTAATGCATAGACCTAATCGATATTTTTTTAATTCTGGTATTTGGGCATACTGGTCTGGACGGGTGCATCAAACGCTTCACAATTTTTGTTTTCCTGTTTTGATGAAAAACTTCGACGGCAGGCTAACATCAACGCCCGATGGCATGAGTGTGACTGCACCGACACCACCAATTCTTGACGGTGGTCTTGGCGCCTACGCATATAATTCGGCACAACTCACTGGAACGGCTTCAGGTATCTCTGGAAGACTTGCAGAAGGCCAAGGATTTATCACATTAACCCCAACGGCAAATTTGTCCCCGTTGGTTTTCGTATCCGGTGATGGAAGTCTTACATTCACGGTCACTGGATTGGCTGCTTCTACACTGAGTTTATCTGGTGAAGCCACAGCAACATTTGATTTTGATAACAATGTTCTCACCGTTATCAACCCTACCACGGGCGAATTTACGATGCAGTTTTCGGGTGATGGTGATGTCCGTGGATTGAACTCACTTTCAGGTGAGTTTAGAAATAGTGATACGGAGGTAATCGTCGATTACGGTGGTGCGGTATATATTGCGCCATGGGGAACTGATGGATACAGTTATCCTGCTGGAACCGCTTCACGTCCAGTATTAACCCTTGATTGCGCTTTGGCCATATGTAAAAAATATGATTTAAAAATCATTTATCTTAGAGGTAGTTATATCCTTGATGACGATGATACTGGTTTAATTGATAATTTTGAATTTAAGGGATGGGGGCCAATTCAATTTTGCAAACTCGACCTTGGTGGATTACTGCTCGACTCTGTTCACTTCCATGACCTGGTTATCGAAGGCGAGTTAAATACCACCACTATCGGAGGAACTGGCTGGCAATCATCAATTGCCCGTGTTCAATTTGATTCGTGTTATTTACAATCAGTTACTAATCTTCAAGGCGTGGCGCGCCACTGCCAGATCGAGGGCCCAACAAGTATTGCTCCCGGCGGGTGGTTCTCTTCAGCGGACACGGTTATTGAAGGTGATTATACCGTATTTGATATGCAGTCCACCGCAGGAACTACTATATCTATGGATGTGACTTCCGGCTGGTCGCAGTTCGATAATGCCGTTGATGGATGCTTAATTGAACTGAACGTGAAGGGTGGCGAAGTATCTTTCAAGTCATCCTGCACTGGCGGGGAATATTATCTTGAAGGCGTTGGCACACTCTTCAATGACAGCGCGATGACGCAAAAAGAAAATCACCTCGTTGAAGGTAACGCGCTTGACGAACTCCATAAGTTAAAAGGTTTGAATGCTGAGAATCCAGTGGTCGCCACGGGCGACGGCCAGACCAGCAAAACATTGACAACGGCGGGTGTGACTCTTACGATTACCCAAAATGGGATTACCCGGACATGAAGCCTATTGCAGTAGCGACCGAAGGCTGGCTTGATGATAACCTTCCATTTACCGTGGCATTTGAAGGTTTTCTCAGTGGAACCTCCGAAGAGCGGGATAGGGCAATAAGCTACTCCAGTCACGGTCGTGCTGGTGGTATGCGATACAGTTTGAATTATAAACGATTGCTGAAAGAAGATGAAGAAATTCTTATATTTGCCGAAGCTTTTTGGAGAAGAACTTGCCAAATCTTAAAGATTGCTTAAAGCTTGTACCCGGAATTCATAAAGATGATATTGCGGATATTCATAAAGCCGTTAAAGATATTGGCGATCCGATAACGGCTTTGGAATTATTCATTGACGATGCTAATTTTGAGATAGAAAAAACTCGTACCGAGTTGGGGGTTCGTGGGCCGGTAACTACAGTTCAGCAGACCGTAGTGGAAGCAACAACTAACATCAACGAGGTTGAAGGATATTTCAACGAAGCCGAAAATATCATCGTGTTATTCCGGGATTCTGCAAATTTAACCACGGCGTATCATGAGTTGTTCCATTACTTCCGTCCTAAGTTGGTGGCGGCAGCAGAAAGCTCCCCAAGACTTAAACAAGCAGTATTAGAAATGGACGAATTCACCAAAAAGATGGAGTCAGATGTAGCATTGAAGTCTTTCTATGGTGACAAAATAATTAGAACATTTGGAAAAACATTTGATCAACTTACACCAGAAGAGAAGAATGAAGCATCTATACTAGCCAAAGAGGAAGTACTGGCTTCGGCTTTTGAGCGGTATGTTGCAGAAGGAAAAGCCCCCAGTGTATCCCTGATGTCGGTGTTTAACCGATTCCGTGAATGGATTGCACACCTATATAAAGGAATTAAAAAACTCCCCGGAATACATATCAATGATAACATCCGTGGCGCATTTGATAAGATGCTTGCGACAGAGGGTGAAGTTCAAGAAATGAAGCAGATGTATGATACATCTGGAGCATTGTATAAATTATTAAATCCAGAAGATTCAAATAAAATCGAAGCTTATCGGGAAAAAGCCGATAAACAAGTAAGATCAGATATTGATAAACTTATAACGTCATACTTTAGTCCAGAGCGTAAAGCCGCTATTAAGGCTGAGATAGTATCCAAAGTGGACGCAGACCCCCGATACATTTTGATGGATAAGTTTATAAAAGACCATCTGGATATTGGTGTGGTGGGTACATTGATCGGCTTTGATGCTGCAATGACCCTTAAACAAACTTTTCCTAAAGCTTTCCCCTCTGGAAAATCTACTGGGATGTCTAAAATACGGATGAATAATATCGCGTTAAAGAATGGCTATCCTGGTGCAATTGAAATGCTTAATGACCTTTATGGTTTGCCGTCAAAAAAGGAAGCTATAAATAAACAGGTTGAAGAAGCCATTGAAGGTATGGAAGATCGTATTCGTTTGGGCTATGAAGAAGGCCCAACGATTCGTACATCTTTAAATGAAGATGGCGACGTTATAAATTCCGAAGAGCCGTATCTGTCTGATGAACGTCTTGAATATATGATTGCTCTTTGGGCATACACTCATGAAAAAGCCACAGAAGCGGAAAAACGAAAGGCAATTAGACTAACCAAGTTGGCAATTATAGAAACCGCAAAGAAACAAATATCAGAATTGTCATTGGATAAAATATCACGTGTTAATACGTTTTTGAGTGCCTCTGTTAAAGCAGGTCAGTCGGCAGCGGCATTCGCAAAAAGTGGCAACATTGAGAAGATGCAAAATGCTTTATATCTTCAAGCTTTGCATATTGCCAAAGCGAAAGAAGCGGTTCGTGTAAATAAAGCTGTTATGGCATATAAAAAGTCTGCCAAGAAGTTGGCCGCAGATCGAGGCAAGACTCTCGATTCAGATTATGCGGATTTAATTAGAGACATTCTCAATCATTATGGTTTGGCTAATGTTGATCTTGTCTCACCAAAGAATATGAAAACTCTTGACGATTTAACCACGGAGTTACAGGCTTTGGAATCTGAGGAACTTTTGCTTGTTAATCTGACACCGCCATCCTGGTTGGTGGGATATAATACGCGTGTTACTGAACAGGAAATAGACTTAGAAACGGGAAAACAAGAGCCACCGGTTTCCCAGGACTCTTATAAGAAACTGACATTTGCGGAACTTGAACAGTTGATGTCGTATATTAAACTGGTAAAAAAATTGAAGGGTAATGATACCCTTCAATTAGGCGAGTGGCTTGGTACTCCCGAAATAACCTATCGGGAAATTGTTGACCAATTAGTTGAGCAGATTAGAAAACACGACCCTAATTTGAAATTTAGCGACGACAGCCCACAAAAGAAGCTGGCTGGTGTCCGCGATTTCATACGAAATTTTTCTGCAATAAACACAACGTTACCATTAGATATGCTTCTGGATAGGTTGGATTTTGGGGATAAGACAGGGCCATTCCATAAATTTATCCTTAATCCACTGGTTCGTGCATATGGTGAAAAAACAGATTTAGAGAAGAAATATTTTACTGAATTTGAAACAAAGTTTATGCCGACTATTGATAAGTTTGTTACTACCTTTGAAAAGAAATATGGTAAGCATACAAGAAAAATAAACGGCGTTGATTTACCTTGGCCTGCTGAATTTCAGAAGGCCGGATATAAAGGCTGGACGGCCAATATGTGGTTTATGGCCTTGATGCATACGGGAACAGAAGATAATAAAAACAAGCTTCAAGCCGGTTACGGGTTGACAGACGCCGATATTAACGTCTTACTATCTGCGATTGGTAAAGATACGGCTATTGAAATGTTTAAGCTTGCAGACGATATGCGTGATTTTCTTGACCAAATGTTTCAGCCGATGGATGATATGAACCATCGGATTTATGGTCAGCGGACAGAGAAGATTGCGGCGAAAGAACACACTGTCACTTTCTCTGATGGTAGCACTCATACCTTAAAGGGTGGCTATGTTCCTTTGGCTATGGACCCGAACATGACCTTCCGTGGAGCCGCAATCAGTGAAGATATGATTACCAAATTAAATCATATGTCCACACAAAATGCGCGTGGTGTACCGTTAAGTTCTAACAAGCAGCGTACAGAAACTTCATATCCGGTACATTTGGAATTAGCCACCTTGGTAGGTCATATCAGCCGCCATTCAATGTTTGTTACAACTGGGGCAATTATTAATGATATTGGAAGGTTATTCAAATTCAGAGAGCGTCAAAAGCTAAGTGAGTCCGGGGAATTTTTAAATACGGCAGTCAGCTTTCCTGACGAAGTAATGAACATCTTTGGACGGGATGTTACACTGGGCTTGGTTCCGGCACTTTCTAATATTGCCCAAGCTACTACCGGAAGTTCCGATATGCTGGTAGGTGCCTTGGGTACGATTCTCGCCCGGTCAAGCACAAGCCTCCTTGGTGGTAGTATTTCATCGATGCTTAAAAACTCTACGGCGGTGTTTAAGGCGTGGGAAAAGTTTGGTTTTAAATTTACAATTCAGGCATATTACGAGGCCGCTATTGCTTTTGGCCGAAAGTCTGGAGACCGCCCTTGGGACATCGTTAAGAAGATAAACGCCATGGATGGCCGAATGGATTCCAGAATGAGCGATACCGTTCAGCGGATTTCAACGGATATCACTCGTACAAATCCTGATAAAAATTATAGTGCAACTATTACCTTACCCGGTATGGACACCCCAATAACTTTAGGCGTAGAAGAAGCTGGTAAAATTGCGATGACACCTATTGTGATTATGGATATGATGACCACCTATCCAATTTATTGGAAAGCATATCAAGACCATCTTCGGGCTACGGGTGACGAACGTGCAGCAAAGGACTTTGCTTTCTCACGGGTTGCGGATATGCAACCTATTATAAACCCGGTATTCCAGAATGAACTCCAACGAGGTGGCCGTGATGGTCAACATAAGGTTTTATTTCGTGCGGCGTCCTTCATGTTGTCCTGGAGCTTCCGGGTACTTGGCGACCAGCGGAATTACATCTATCTTTTGCGCTCTGGTCAAATGACCTACAGCGACTTCGTAATGAAAACCACCCTTAACCTTTTAGTTCCTGCTATGGCTACGGGTCTAATTAGTACCGCCTTGGCTTTGAAGATTAGCAAAGGTGACGATGGCGAAGAGGAGTCCTTCCTTACCCGATGGAAGAATAACACCTTATGGGATACCGCATCAAATACCTTTGGCGGCTTTTGGTTCTCTGGCATTTTTATGGGGCCTGCGAGATACGGAAGAGAATCAAGCTCATTCAGTTTTGCCACAAAGAAGGCGACAACCCTTGTAAAAGATATTGGAGATTTCATAAAACCAAATGTCGAGAAAGGCCAAACTCGTGGCGGGGAGCTTATAGCTGTTATGACAGACCTTTGTTTAATAGGTGCATTTATAACAAACGTACCCGTTGAAAACTTTACGAAGAATTTATACCAATTTGGTTTACTCAAGAAGGAGGATGACAAGTGATTAGTTCTTCTACTGGCAGAATAAAGTACACTGGAAATGGTGTAGCGGACGAGTTCGCTATCCCCTTCCGTTTTAATTCAAACGATCATATCAACGTCTATCGTAAACTGGAAGCCGAAACAGCCTCCAGTCTTTTAACGGAGACTACCGATTACACACTGACAGGTGCAGGGGATAATGCCGGTGGCACTTGTACCCTTGTTGCACCGCTTGAATTAAACGCCATTATCGCTATTACCAGAACAGTTCCTTTGACTCAGGAAAACGATCTCAACACACAAGGGCGATATTCCGGCCCCGTGTTCGAGGGTATGTTCGACGAAATCACCATGGGCTTGCAGCAGCTTCAAGACCAGATTGACCTGGCCGTTACGGCTGACCCGACAGAAACCAGTGGCGCATCCGTGGCATTCTTCACTGGCCTTCTGGAGGACGCCCAAGCGGTGGTAGAGTCCGCAGATGCATCCGTTGCAGCGGCTGCCGCTTCAGCAGCAGCGGCACTTGTGTCTGAAGGAAATGCCTCAGATTCAGTAGATGACGCAGCGGCACAAGTGGCTCTTGCCGCAGCCCAAGTCGGACTGGCCACCACGCAGGCGAGCAATGCAGCGACCAGTGCAACGAATGCACTTAATGCCCAGACCGCAGCAGAAGCCGCACAAGCAGCGGCAGAAGATGCCCGTGATGGCGTGGATATTCAAAGCTGGGAAGGCACCGCCACTGCCGGGCAGACGGTGGTTAATATCACCGGGTTCACGCTGGATACTGACAAGGATAACATTCAGGTCTATGTGGCTGGTAATCGTATCTCACCGACAGCCTTTACCCGAACAGACGGCGACACGATCACATTGTCTACCGGTGCAAGTCTTAATGATACCCTGCTGGTTATCAGTGCGACTCCACTCGACCTTGGTGGAACGGCGCACGTTCATGCGAATAAAAATTATTTAGATACATTATCCGAAGAGTGGAGTGAAATAGCAACACCTACTAATCCAGCTTCAACAAAACATAAAGTATATTTCAAATCAGATGGAAAGATGTATCGTTTGAATAGTTCTGGAACTGAGGTTGAAGTTGGTGCGGGAACAAGTACAGGTGGGGTTGATTTAAATTCTGTTTGGATGTGGTCTTGATAAAGGAGAATTACAATGGCAGAAACATACAAGGAACTTTATGACGGTTTGTTGTCGGCTAAGCCTGCGACTTTGTACACACCTGGTTCAGGTGTAACCGCCAAAGCGAAAGGTTTTGAGCTTCTGGAACTTTCAGCGGCTGACAATGCGGTGGTGGTATATATCGGCAAGCCTCCCGTTGCCACCTCTTCAAGAGCGAGAAGCAGCAACGTCGCCACTCTCGTTACGGGTTCAGCCCACGGGCTTACCACTGGTGATTACATTGACATTGTCGGCCTTGGTGGTACAGGGTACAATGCTTCTCGTGTTCAGGTTACTGTGACAAACACGACCACTTTCACATATAGTAATACCGGAAGTGACGAAGGAACCACTAGTGACACGGCCGGCGTGGTTATCCTGACAAAACATCGCTACTGGCCGGTAACAGCAAAGGCTGGTGACAATCTTGAGAAAGCACCGCTTGCTCCGAAGCATTTTAAAAATTCTGATGGCCATGTGCTGAGCGGGTATGCGGCCAATGCAAATGCTGTGCGTTTAATTGTTACTGGCAGTGAGGAGGTGTAATATGCCGTTCAAGGTGCATAGTGGAAGCTCAACTGACGCCACGTTGAAGTTTTCCCCTAGGGGGTTTAATACCGCAAGGCCATATAAAAATCTTGATACTTTAAGCCGTATCAATGCCCTGATGAACAACGTCAATTATTTCGGTTCGGGTGCGGACGGTGATGTAACGATCAGTACAGATACCAGTCTGACGGCTACTCAGGACGGCGATGTGGTGGTGAAGAATTATAATAGTCTGACGATCAATTCAAGTTGCACACTCACCACCAATAACCGCTGTAAGGGTTTGCTTGTTTACGTCAAAGGTAACTGCACGATTAACGGAACATTAACGATGACTGCCAGAGGTGCGTCTGCCGATCCCGTTGCGGCGGGGGTGGCTTCAACAGGGCTTCGAATTATTCGCAGAACATCAGGGGGGTCAGACACGCTTTCGGCTTCCGACCTAGCGGGGTGTGGCTCTACCGCGACTACTGCGGAAGGCAACCAAAACGCCATATCTGGCAACGGAACGATCTGGGTTGTGGCGAGGGCGGGAGGGGCTGGGGGAACGCTGGACTCAAATGCCGGCAATGGAACCACCGGGGGAACCGCTACGAATGGAAGTGGTGGCGGTGGTTCTGGCGGCATTTATAACAGCGGAACTACCGCCCGCCCCGGCTCAGGTGCAGCCGGTACTTGTTTTTCTGGCGGTGCTGGAGGTGGCGCAACCTCTGGGGTGAATTATCTTGCTGAAAGCGGAACCGCAGGCGCAAGTAATGGTGGGGCTGGCGGTACTGGTTCAAGTTACAGCGGGGCGTATCCGACTGGCGGTGGTGCCGGAAATCCGGGAGGCGCAGGCGCGGGAGGCGGGGGAACGGGAACCGCTGGAACTGGAGGCTTGCTTATTCTGATTGTTGGGGGAAACCTGACGATTGGCTCAAGCGGCATCATTTCGGCAGATGGTTCTTTGGGAGGTACTGTCTCTGGTGGTCAATCTGCAGGCGGTGGCAGTTCCGGTGGTGGAAATGTGCTTGTGCTTTATGCGGGAACATTGGCAAACAGTGGTACTATTCGGGCAAACGGGGGCAGTAGTGCTACCGGTGGTAGCTATGTGGGCGGTGCTGGTGGTGCAGGAACTGTAAGAACATCTCAGATTTTAGCATAAGGGGCAAAGATGAATATTCTTGTTTTATACAATAGTCTTGATCGTGAAAGTAGGGTGTTCGCGGAACTGGACGGCGAAGGGTATGCCTCGCTTGACTGGTATGCCAATGACGAAGGGCGGCGGGCGTATCTGGCTGCCGGGCATCCTAGTCCAAGTGCATTTCCGACAGTGGTTGATTTGGACACAAACGAGACTGTATCAAAACCACTGAGAATGATTCAGGCTATAAGTGTCTTACAAAACCACCATTCGTATAAGACATTAGATATGTTAATTTCATCAAAGCTGAAAGCCATCGATGATAAAACGGCTGACATTCTGGAAAAAGGTTTCCCCTTCAAAGGCCATCGGTTCTCTCTGGCACAGGATGCCTTGATGAATCTTATGGCACTGCTCCCAGTGAAAGACACCTTACCTTATCCATTCCCTTGGTCGGATGTTGATAATGTCAGTGCAGCTATTGATAACGCCACAGAGTTCGCACAGTTCTATGGCGCAATGGTGGCCTTTGCCATGGGTTCAAAAGCACAGGCAGTTCCTCTTCGGGCGGCTGTTGCTGGTATAAAGAATCACCCTTCATACTCCGATGCTGAGAAGAAAGCGGCCCTTGAACTGCTGGAGGATACTCGCGTATGAGCGTACCCTTTTGGCAAAAACTCTTTGTAAACTTTGGCCTGAACTATGGCAACTGGGGTGGCCCCGGCTGGAGCGCGGGAGGTTTACGGGAGAGTTATTCTGACGATCTGGCGGCTAAAGTTTTAGGCGTTGATTCATTGGATGAAATCTTCCGAATGCATGACATCCAATACCGGCAAGCTTTCCTTTACCCAACGCAGACAGATGTGCTTATTCGGTGTGCTGACTTGTGGCTTCTGGAAAAGCTCAAGGTTCTGCCAGAGAATCCAAAACATTGGAAGCGTCCACCAATCACTTGTGCAAACTGGTGGGCGTGGGGCTATCGTAAAATTGCCATATTGGCTTTTCGTATTAAGTCTTATTTAGGTAGGGGTTGATGAAACTTACAGGCTCCCAGTGGTATGATTCACTGGGAGCCTGTTAAATGTTAAACGTTGTTTATGGCCGTTAGTACATTTAGCAACTCGTCTGGTAGTCTAGGTGCGTCTTTAAAATTACCCATAACCACTTGACCACTAGCACCTATTTTATTTACGGAATAGGCTGTTATAAAGCCATGAATTATTTTGTGTTTAAGGCATAAATCATGCAGTGTATCAACTAGCGGACGTATTTCCTTGTCATAAATCTTCTTTCGGTTAAATGACTTACTAACGATCTTCTTGGCCTTTTTCATACCGCCTCCTTTTCAAATGTTATACAATATCCTGCACAGCTTTAAAAGCCTTAAGAACTGAAGGCGATAATTGGGGTACACCTTTTGGGAACGAAATCCAATTGTCACCTTGTGTATCGTCCCTATTAACGGTATGAACCAAAACAATAGCCATAGGTATTTTATGTTTTTTACATAACGCATAAATCTTATTAAGCACCGGAACAATTTCCTTGTCATAAATCTTCTTTCGGTTAAATGACTTACTAACGATCTTCTTGGTCTTTTTCATACCGCCTCCTTTTCATTTGAATAGTTTTTAAACTCAGTAACCGTATACGCCTGATTGTTAAAATAGATAATCGGGAATGCACCTTGGAAATCGTAAGCCGAACGAATGTCTGCCCGCTTGATATGGGACTCGTCAATCAGGGTATCAAAATCTTTCCGCACAATAGCATAACCTTTCAGTTTCAACATGGTCGCCACGCCTTCACATGACGTACAATTTTCCGAACCCCACAGTTCAATGGTATCCATAAACTAATCCTTTTTATAACGTTTACCAATCCACCCTGCCGCATCAAGCGGGAGGCCACTGGCCCAATCCGGTGACTTTCTCAGGATAGATAAAAGTGTTTCAAGATCACCGCCTTCAGTTACAATTTCATCATGCACCGTTAAGACAATTTTGAATCCTGCTTCCGTTGCTGCCAGCATATTCTCTGCAATCACATCTCTGGCCGTGGCTTGTGTAGCCCTTTGCGCGAGAAGCCCACCATATAATGCCCGGCTGACATAGGCATTTGAATCTTCATCAAACACCATGGCAACAATTACCTCACGTTCACAATCCAGCTTCTCAATATACTTGTTTTCCATGTGGGCTTTGTGATAGTGGAGTATCCGTCCAGATGGTAGCTTGCAGAGAAGCGAACCATTTTTAAAACCGTACTTAATCTTACCATAGCCAGTTATGGTTCCAGGATTCTTGATTGCTTTTTTGGCGCAGGCTTCCAGTTCCCGCCACAATTTTACAATCATAGGATTTGACTCACGCCACAACTTCACATTTCTTTCGGCTTCTTCATCCGTGACTTTCAACCCACTCTGTTTTCCGAACCTATGGAATGCAGCAACGCCGCCTTGAAATCCACAGGCCAAAGATGCAGCTTTCCCCACTTGCCGCTGGTCTTTTGTAACATCCTCAATACGGATTGCGTATAACCTGGATGCCGTCATTTCATAAATCTTTTTACCAGCGGCAAAGTCAGATAGAAGTTGTTCATCCCCTGCCAGCCAAGCGATTACCCGCGCTTCAATCTGGGCTTGGTCGGCGCATACCAAGTTATCGTCTTTGCTCCACATCATTGGCCGGATAGACGATGAAGCAGATTCCATAACATCGTTGATATTCGCATCACCCGTCTTGAGATTAAACAAGGCTACTTCGCTCTTAATCAATCCACGTGGAAGATTCTGCAATTGAATGAGTTTGCTTGACCATCGGCCTGTCATTGCCGCTCCACAATAGAGTAGCATCCCCCTTGCCCGATTGTCAGAGTTGACACAACCTAACATCTTTTCGTATTTGGCTGTTGAGGATTTAGATAAACTCTGGCGAATCTCAAGCACCCGTCGATTGTCGGACGAAAGGTTCTCTAATTCCAGAGCATTTTCAACGGCTTCCGCATCCAGACTTTCCAAGTCCAGACCGTGATCCTTTAACCATGCTCTGGTTTGGGCAATCTTGGTAGGCGAGTCGATTCCTGTAATCTGAAAGAACTCTTCATTCAACTGCTCAGAAGTGGTTGCGATTATCTCCAGAATCTCTTTAACCGAATCAACGTCGATTGCCATTCCCCGGTCATTGATCTGCTGGTCTAACAGCCACAGCTTACGTTCGCGCTCAGTCAACTCTGGCACAATTTTGCCTAGTGCATATTCCGCTTCAACATCCACCATGCAATATCGTGCCAGTCGGTTAAAGTGCTCCAAGCTGATTATCCACTCGGACGGGTCTTTCTTTGTGGGCTTCCGTGGTTTGCACATCTTTTTCATTAACGCCTTACCCTCTTCATCCTTTTGAATTGGGCAATTGATCGCGGCACAAGCCCCTTCTAATGACCGTGGCAATGTTAATGCCGCAACTCTGGCAGCAGTACAACTCCACTTCTCCAAGGGAATATCTTCAAACCCATGACGGCTCATAACATTCAGCCAGATAACCCGCTCAAAGCCAGCGTTGTGTGCGTGGATAATCTTGGCCGATGCAACTAATTCTTTCAGTTGATCGTCCGTTAAAGACTCACCAGAGTAGTACGGTTGAAAGTCGTAAGGAACCCAAAGCTTTGTTGGTTGATCGTCAACCTTAACAGCAAGCATAAATATTTCGGTTGATTCATCTTCAGCATATCGATACATACCACAATCACTCAGATCAACACGGCTACGGGTTTCAAAATCTATGGTGAGTTCCACAGTTTACTCCTCTACCAGTTTACGTCCGGCGTTTGTTAAGGCGTACAATCCACGGGATACCTTTTCCACGTATCCCAAATCCCTCAGGTGGGTGAGCGTTTGGCCGATCGACGATTTTACAATCGGCTTTTGTATATTGAGCTTCTCCCACAATTCCCCCAGGCAGTGTTCCCGCACATACAGGATTGTCAAAATTCTTTGTCGTACTTGTCCAACGATTTTCATTGGTTCCCCTTATATGGCCGGGGAGGTGTTACCCTCCCCAGCACATGACGGTTTACAGAAAGTTATCAGCCTTGTTATTTTCCATTGCGGCTTCTTCAAAGGCTCCACTGAAGTCATCGTTTGCTGAACTTGTTTTTCCTCCGCTGAACACTTCATCCTCCCGCAGCATTTGGATGTTTTTCAAACCGCACATGAATCCAAGGTTATCATTGGAATACATGAACTGGTCAAATGAAATTCGCGCCCAAAAACCACTTCGAACTTTCTTTAAGGTTGTCTCTTTGGTAACTTCCACATTCCTGCTATCCTGAATTGGTGCGCCGGAAGCATCGCAAATGTTAGGTGCAATGTTATAATTGCTGGCCGCGATGATATAACACCCTGCGTATTGTGGATAGGTGTCTTTTTTGAGTTCGCCTTTCTTCTCTTTTATCGAGTATTTCCATGTATCACCATCATGGATAGACTTAAGAAAGGCACTGTCATCAGGGCGTTTCTTCGGATACGCAGCATCAATCATTTCATCTCGTTCATCTTTCAAAGCTTTCAGCCAATCGGACAAAGTCATAATCTGCATCTTGCCACCGATAGAGCAAAGCATATCGGACTTTACTCCAGTTGGCTCTTTTGGGATAAGCAGTTCCAGACTGTACTTTTCTTTTTGCCCTTCTCTGTACGCCTTCTTCTCAGTAACATTTGGAAAATTCAGACGGCCCGCTGGTGAAATAAACTTGATACCCATTGTTTTCTCCTTAGTCCATGAAGTCTAAAGACCCGGCGAATTCCGAAGTCTTATACGTTACCTCTTCCCGTGGGTCAGACTCTTCCGCAAGAGTCAATGCACCATCAGGTTTTGTAATCAATCCTGCAAGTAGCTCCTTATCAACCAACTTTTCGGCAGCAGGAATACCGATAAGTTTTTTTGCGTAGGCTTTCTCACCTAATGCGGACACCAGAAATTTCTCTGTGGATTTTTCATCTGTCCACTTACGGTTCGAACGGCCACGAACCAACTTCCAACCCGGAACCTTTTCTCCTTTCTCGACTAATGATCTTGCGTATGCATGAACCGCATCACACCATTTGGATAACGCATCCGATGCGGACATCACCTTTCCAATCTGCTCCAATGAAAGTGACTCGATCTTTGGCAGCACGATCTGGTTATCCACACCAAATTCCGCTTGGCATACAGCCATCGAGTCCTTGTTCTTTTCGGGACACCGACCTTGCGCCTTGCAGAAGTAACACCATGAACCAGCTTTTAACGGCGCATCTGGTTTATTGGTGGCCTCACAAGCGGGCTTTAAAATTTCTTCACCCCACTTTTTGAGGTCATCAATATGCATTACTTCACTGCGGATACGTTTACCGCCCGCATCCTTTGCCCGTGGCTGCACGATGGTCATCACAATGGTGCGAAGGTTCTTTGCTTCTGCTGTCTTTCCCATACGTTGCAATGCAACATATGCACCCAAAGCATAGAACCGAAGCTGGGTGTTATTTGTAGCAGCTACCAGCTTACGGCCATACTTCAAGTCGATAACATTCAGCGTAGAGCCTGCCAGAACAATGGTGTCTGCAGAACCTCCAAGGTCAGGGTCGATCATGTCCAGCTTGAAAGCCACTTCCTGCCACAATTGCGCACCTTTTTCACGCATCAATTCGCGGATATAACCAACATAAAACTCCGCATCCTCTGCCATCTCCTCGGTTACATCAAAAGGAACGCCTTCAACTTCAATCGTATCCCCGATGAAAGATTCAGACTTTTCCTTTTTCTCAATGCACAATTCAACCAGCTTGTGCTGAGCCGTTCCAAGCCGGGCATCCTTGCTGGACGGCGGGCTGGCAAGGCCCTCACTCAGTCGGATGCACCCTGGACAATTCATCCATCGACTGGAACCACTGGCCGATTTCTTTGAGTGTTCCCGCTCTTCGACTTTGTAAATCATAAGACACCTTCGGCAGCACGGTTCAGCTTTTTCAGGGTTTCCATGAAGGCTTCACGTTCCTTAATCGGGATAAGTTGAAGGCTCAGCTTGGTGCCTGTGGCAACCAACTGCTTGACCGAAGCATTACCGGCAAGAGTTTCCCTGACAAGGTCAGCACCGACACGCTCGATTTGCTTTTCCACATCGGCCTTGAAGTCGGCGTATTCAAAATATTTGTCCTTGACTTCCGCAGGAGCTTCCGGTTCTGGTGCAGCTTTTGGTTCTTCCTTAACTTCGGGTGCGGCCTTCGGCACTTCCACCGGAACAGCTTCGAGCTTTCGCGCTTCTTCCATCTCGGCCTTTGTCCGGCGTTTGCGTTTCTCTACTTCCGGTTCTGCCACTTCCTGTTTTTCCGCTACCGGAATAACCGGAAGCACTTGCTGGCCCGCGCCCTGTTGCGAGATACGCTCAAGCGCATCCGCAATCCGTTTAACATCGCCGAAAAAACTCAACATCATATCCATTCTAGTACCTCCTTACGTTCGACATCGCCACCCTGACGGCCCTTGCCCTCAACCGTGGCTAATGTCTGGTCAATCACATCCTGTTTTTTAACTGCTGCCTTCACCACTTCACATTCGATACTGTCTGCATACACAAGATATTGGCAATACACGCCCTTCGTCTGGCCAATTCTATGAGTACGATCTTCCGCTTGCTCCATGATCGCGGGTGTCCAATCAGGTTCTATAAAGATAACTCGGTTACTGGCTGTCAAAGTAATACCAACGCCTGCCGCCTGGTACTGACCAAGGAATACCATCACATCTTCCTTGGTTTGAAATGCATCCACCTCCGCTTGCCGTGAGTACTGTGGTACATCACCGGTAATCTTGGCACTCTTGATACCCAATTTCGTCAACCGCTCTTGAATTTTTCCGATAGCCTCTTTGTGGTATCCAAACACCACCACTTTCCCACTGGTTTCGATGGCCGCTTTGATGAACTCCATTACAGCGGACACCTTTGCCAGCGACAGTTCGCGCCGTGTTCGTTCTAATGTGCTACGCCCTTTGAATCCTGTGGCCAAGGACTTCCAGTCGGTGGCCCGACCATATAAAGCTGCACTCTTCCTTAGGTCTTTCCACATTTTATGTTCGGCACATAACAGAGCCAGAGCGTGTTCATCGGGGTCG